AGCGAGTCTGTCCATTGGCGTTTCTTTGTGTAACGTCTGAATCATTGTAAAGTTTTTTAAAGTTATCTCCTCCTTTATCTAAAGCGTTTGATGTTGATCCCATCATACACTTACCTATAATTCTTGAACCTAGTCTTAAACAAGTTCTTGTAACCCTCCAGTTGTTTAATATATTAGTAGGTCTTTCCCACTTTCCACTTTCATCGTGTACTAGTAGTTTTAATTTCTCACCGTCATAGGAGTTGTCTCCTGTGTTTTTCCAGTCTATCGTTGTGTCGAGACCGGTGATTTCCTGTAGCTTCTCGTTCGAGTCGAGTTTACGCCTTGTGAACTTTGACGCTGGGACTCTGTACGCCAATTCGGTTTTTGGGCGATCCATACCGTCTTGTATTGGTTTAAAGAAAAATGGATAGTTGACTGATATTGGTACAACCTTGTCTGTAAACATTTTCTTTGCATCGGGTCCAGATTTGGACAGTATACCAAATCTAGCATCTGTAGATATTGTTGCCTGGTTAACGGTCTCGCCTGATGCCATGAATGAAAACCCCGATCGTCTGTTCTTAAGATAGCACATGCCGTAGCTGCGCGTGTCGGCTTTACAAGCTTCCCAGAATATATAGAATAATCTGTTTGATTCCCTAAAATCTGGTTGCCCAACGTCAATTTTACTCCACTGCAAGTACATATAGTTAGTGCCAGTAATATAAGTAGGCTTGTCTTTGTTAATAAACCAAAAACCCTCTTCACGCCTTGTAAATTCTTTGTCAATATAATCATACCACTTTTCTTTAAAATCTAACGGGTATTCTTCCCAGTCAAATACGGATTTAATTTTACTTAATTCTTTTGGGTATTCAGTATGCGACCATTTGTTTCCTTCGAAGGAAACTATTTCTTTTTCTTTTGGCAAAGCTATAACGAGATCTTGTATCTCATATATCTCACCTATTTCGCCAGTTTTACTTATAACTATTAAGTCGTGTTCTTTATTGTACCCGTATTCCCACTTCTTATACCTATTCATTCTTTTAAGAACCTTAGGCTTTACATGGTCTTCTAATACTTTATATAAAGTTTGCTCGTACATTATTTAGATCTCCCTTCTGCAAATCCTCTAAAAGACTTTTCTTCTTTTACTTCTACAGGTTTTTCATTTAACAAGTTCTCTTCAGCTTCTATTCTATTTAATATTTCAAAAGCATCGAATATAGCTAACTTTTTTGTAGCTGCAGCATTTTTTAATCTATCTGCTGATATATCGTCATCTGAATCAACAATAGCTTCTTTAGCCACTTTGATTAATTCCTCAACTGCTTTTTGCCCAGCTTGGATTATATTCAACTTCGTTTCCTTGGTATTCATATTTAATTACGATATCATTAGATTTCATACAGTATAATCGCTTTCCGTCAATTAAAAACTCCCATTCCCCGTTTGGCGTATAACCAACTAAGTCTCCTGAGTTAATTCCTAATGCGTTTAAGGAGCTATTGTCATATTTTAATATACCAACAAGGCTCTTCTCTTTGTCTAGCGTTAGAGACTCTGTATCTTTTATTGGTGAAATAAAACATCTGTCTCCAAAAGACTTCCATTTATCACCTTTGTTATATAAATAAACTTGATCTATAGCACAAAAATACAAATCATCTTTTAGCCAAGATCTACTTTTCTTTTTTCTTCCCTTCATGTCATAGAATACTCTAAACACGTTTTGGTGTATAACAATTATATCACCAACTTCAATACCAGAATTAAATGCTTTAGGCGTGTGTACTACTCTAGCTAATCTATTTACAAACTTAAAATCTTCAATCTTTGTATTTAAAACTAACTCCTTGTCACCTATTTTTATTTTATTACTGTATTTTTCACCTAAAGGTTCTACTATAAAATCGTATAATCCTTTCAATACTCCAAATCATATTCAACAGATATTGCCATGTGAGAATTAAACTTCTTCCATGGCATTACCTCGTTGTTTTTCTTAATGTGAATATTGTAAGAGTTGTCAGACTCGTCAAGAAGTATATGTGAAATCTCGTGACCTCCATAAACTTGTTGACCTACAGAATAATGCATAGCGTCATTCTTGTAATCAGAACCAATACTTATTTTTCTTACAATAGAAGACATACTAAGCTTTTGTAAGTTTAGATTCTTTTTCTACCTCAGTATATTCTCCAGTCGCTAAATCAATATCAATAGCTCCATACTCTTTCTCAAGTTCGGCTTTTAAATCTTCTACAACTTTATTAGCGTCAGCTACCTGATGTAATAGACTATGCTTTTGAGATTCTAAAATACCTATTTGATTAACTATCGTCATTAATTCTTTTTGACCTTCGTTAATACTTTTTAATTGTTCATCTGTAATTTTACTCATTTTATTTAATTTAATTGTTTTACTTGTTAATTATTACTTATACTCTTTGCTTTTTCCCAAGTTCTACCTACAAAGTAAGCTCCGTAAACAGTCACTAGCAATGTTTGAAATATTGGTATATATTCTTTAGCTAATCCAAACTCACCGATATTACCATCAAAGAAAGCTAAAGACGTAAAAATTACAGTTAGATATATCAAGATCATTGGTCTAATGTTTTTACTTAAAAAACTATCAGACTTCATATCTGCCTCCCAACGCTTACTAACCTCTACTTGAGCTTTAGTATCTGCGTCTTCTAGTATCTGCTGTATTTGCTTCTTTACTTCTAACCTTTCTTCTTCGGTTGTAGTAAGCTTGTCGATGACGTTACCAATTTCTTTGATAACGCCACCCGATAGCCATTGAATTATTTTTTTCACTTAAATACTATTATTGCCACCTAGATTCTGTTTTTCCGGTTTTAGCATCTGTTTTAACTTGTTTTTCCAAACTTGGATGTTCAGTTCCTTGACCAGCGTTGTCTTTATAGAACTCTTTATATATTTGACTTCTTTTATCTACTTTGTAAGTTTTTCCAGTTTTAGGGTGTGTTCTAACAATGTAGTTTTTTTCATCTTCTTGGGTTTGTAATAATGCAGATGAGTCGATACCTCTTCCTGTTTTAGGCATGTTCATTCTGCCTGGTGATTGTTTGTAAGCCATTTTTTTAATTTATTTAGTTGTTTATTTTTTCTCTTTTAAGTAAATATGTATCTGTGTTATCTCCACTAAAAACACATTGTAACGTGTCTTCATTTATAATAGTATATGAAAGTCCAATAGTATAACCATTTTTTGGATTATATATTGAAGTTGTCAAAGTATTATCTGTTTGGCTTAGTATAACCTCGTCAAGCGTGTCGTTTTCTTTAAAACTATAGTTAATAATCTTAACCACAGCATAGTCACTTGCTAGCATTACAGTTTTATACGACGAGTCTTTCATAACCCAAACACCTTCAAATGCTTCTTGAGCTTTAGAAGTTAGTACTGTAAAAAATAAAGCTAATGTAATAAGTGATTTTTTCATAATATTAAATTTAATTGTTATAATATTATAATTACATATAATCACAAATGTTTATTATTTACCAGACTTTAAATCAGCTGCTTTCTTAGCTTTTCTTTTAGCCTCCAGTGCCGCTTTCTTCTCTGCACCAGATCGCGTGTCTGCTTTAGCTCTAGCCTTTCTAGTTGCTAATTGCTCTTCTGTAGCTGATTTTTTTTGAGCAGCTGTTCTAGGTATAAATTTACCACTAGAGTCGTAACCGCCCCCAATAACAACTTCACCTGATTCACGGTCTCTCACAACCTGGCTATCACGTGTAAGTCTAGTAGTTTTATCTAGTTCAACGTTAGCTCTGTTTGGCTGAAAGCCGCTTTTTTTGTCATCAGTAATGTAACAAGGGGATTTTTTTGTTAAAGGCGTAGATCCCATTGGAGACTTAGCACTAAATTTTTTTTGAAATGGTGAACTCATTTTTTTTTGTTTATGTTTTTATTTATCTATGATCTTCTATAAGCCTCGGCTTCCCAAGGCAGGTTTTTAGCACCTTCTTGCATTTGTGCTCGTGAATATTTTTTACCCTTCCAATACACATTTTCGTCGTCATAGTCTAAATCACCTCTTTCCATTTGCTCTAAATGAATTTTCTCGTGAGCAATAACTCCGTCTATTTTGCTTGGGTCTAAATTTTTATTAATGGTTATAGATCCATTGTTATTAGCTTTTCCCATAACACCATCTTCCATATCTACCTTGTAGATTGGAGTGTTGTCCATGTGGAAAGGTGGGTTATTTAGTTTGAAAGCCATTTGTTTTATTTAAAATGATATTCCTCTAGCTTTTTTTTCTCTATTAGAAAGCCTAGGTTGAGGTATTTCAGCTAATCCAAAATCATCTTGAGATGTAGGTAAGCCAGCCACAGAGTCTTCTTCAAAGCTACTCATATCGCTAGAAATCTTTTGCCCTATTGTTTTCTTTTGCTCTTGTTTAAATTTGTTGATTTTTGCTTTTTTATCAACCTTAGCCGCGTCTTTTTTAGCCATTTTTTGTTCCACTAACCCACCAGTAACTTTTCCAATGCCCTCTATAGCAGCTACAATTGACTCATTGCTGCCGTGCGTTGCTTCTGTGTTTACGTTTTCATAAGCCCCAACGTATTGTTTAGCTTGGTTTAAAGGCGACTTAGCGCTAAATGATTTTTGAAAAGGTGAACTCATAATTTTATTTTTAGTTTATTTTTATATTACCATTTTACTTTATTAGCCCAATATGCTGCTGAGAAAACTCCTTTAGCTATATTTTCAGCGTGACGCGCTTTAAAGCTATTTCTTCTAGCCTTAGACTTAGCGTCTTGTTTGCTACCAGCTCCACTCACGCCAGCTTGACCAAATCTAATTATTTTTTCTTTACCGTCTTTACAAGCTTTTACAATGTGAGATTTACCACCGCTAGATTGAGCTTTTGGTTTATTGCAAGCCATATCATCTTTACTGACTTTCAAAAATGGAGATCCGTTTTGTGTAAACGCCATTAGTCTTCTTTTTTAAGGTTAACCCACTTAGATATTGTATAACCTATTGTTATTATTAATAAAAATATCTTCAAAGGTGTTTCAATTTGAGTCAACGTGGTAACTCCCAACGCTCCAGCGTTAG